CTCGGCTGGTTGACTTGCATCAGTTAAAAATGGATTATATATATCCATATTTACATTTGTTTGTTTTTGTAAGAACCTAATTTCTCTAGGCAATACTTGACCAGCCACGTACACCGGATCAATTCGTGAATTAAAAGTATATTGAGCACTTATTGCTGAAAGTTGACCAGCAGTTACTCCAGCGTTACTCATCAATACGCCTGAAACCCCTGTCATTGTAGCATTGTAATAATTTAAGTATTCTCTACCCTGCGACTTTCCAACCTCACGATAGTTTAGTCTTGTTGGCGTGAACTTTCCTTCTAAACCACCATAAAAGTTTACGCTTGCCGATACTCTAACGGGTTGATAATTTTCAAAAGAAAAACTATAGTTGGTCAAGTATCCGCTTTTAAAACTAAGCCCAGCAAAGCTTCCGCTGAGTGGGGCTTTTTCATTCGTCGTAAACTCGCGGAGCGGGTCACGACCAGTTAGATAATAAGTAAATGATAAACTTCCATTTATGTCTTTGTTTGCTGTATAGTCAAAACTGCT